CTCGAACTGATTGATTTTATTCCTAGTGAACTAGGGGTTCTGCCGGATTACATTCTTGTCCCTGGGCGAAGCTCCGCAACAGTATTAGCAGTCGCAAAGGCCAAGTCTCAACTGATTGAGGGACGGTTCCGTTGTTACAGTGTTCTAGATCTAGACACTAGCGTTGTTAAAACTTTGTCAGACACTCTGTCTGCTCTGAAGAACAATAATATTTTAGATCCTAGACAACTTGTTTGTTGGCCTAATGCCATAGTCGATGGAGAGAGAGACTATCTGTCTACTCATCTGGTGTGTAGATCAAAGCAAATCGATACAGATAACGATGGGTTTCCTTACGAGTCGCCTTCTAACAAGCTGATAAATATTCAAGGACTCTGCCTCGCCGATGGTACACCGGTTAAGCTCAATAAGACCCAAACTGATTACCTAAGGAGTATCGGTATTATTTCGGCTTGTAATGATCAAGGTTGGAGGTTGCAGGGAAATAGAACCGCAGCTCAGACAGTTAGTAATGATATCAAAGATGTATTTATACCGGCTGGTCGAGAAATTGATTGGATTGGAAACACGGCTGCCATTATGGCTGGTTTACTAGCTGATAAGCCAGGGAACCGACGGCTTATTGAAAGTCATACAGACTCTTTCCAACTCGTCCTTAACTCTAAGCTGGCTTGTGGGTATCTACTCGGAGCAAGAATCGAGTTCCCGAGAGACAGAAACCCCGATGAAAACCTAATGAAGGGACTTTACACATTCTTGATCAGTGTGGGTCCTGTTCTTCCAGCAGAACGAATACATCACATCTTAGTTGTCGATGTGAACTACTTTAAAACTCTTACCAGGTAAATAATTATGGCTCTGTTACCAGCAAAAGTAATTGATGGGGCGGTCTACGACAGTGACCGAAACAATAGGTTCTTAGGAATTGCCAACGTAGATAACCCAAACCTAGAGAATGTAACTGACGAATTAAAAGGGTTCGGTATGTCCGGAGAAACTGAAGTTTCTTTACCAATAGTAAAGAACATGACTTTTACCATTCATTTTCACACCATTTGTGAAGATTCATACCTTCTCTTTGAACCCGGTAAGAAACAGATTGAAGTTAGATCAGCTCTTCAGGTTGAAAACACTGAAAGAAAGAGTGGTTTCGAAAATCCAGTTCCCGTCAGATACATATACAGAACCAAGCCAAGAAATTTAAATCTCGGTAAGCTTGACCCGGGACGATCCCAGGATGTAGGTACTGAACTCGGACTTGATGTGTTTATTATGTATCTCAATGGAAAACGTGTTATCGAGATCGATATCTTAAATGGTAAATATCAAATCGGTGATAAAGATTATAGAGCCCCTATCAACGATGCTTTAGGAATTTCTTAATTTCCTTATTTCCTCATGGAGGGCGTACCCGGAGAGTCTTATGCCACTCTCTCTCCGGAATAGAAAAAGCCGTGTGTCTTAGTTGACACGCGGCTTTTTGTTATGCGTGAACTTAATAAATACACTTTACTTGTCCCCATCGAGATTGACGGGAAAGAGTACAAAGAAATTATCCTCGATCTGTTTGCACTGAGTCGAAAGGATATTAAAAAAGCCAGAAGGGAAATTCAGGCTCTCGCTGCAAAAAATCCGGAATTCGATGAGGGTGACACCTCCCTAATGTTGGTTGCAAAAATGAATAAGCTTATCTTCTTCGATCTTGAAGAGAAGCTCAGTGGACCAGACTCGCTTATGATTGATAGGGAAATGGCAAGTTTTTTTATCAAAATAGGCTTACCGAATACAAGCCCTACGGAGCAATAGATTGGCCTCGGATATTAGAGAGACTTACTGAAGCTATTCTATCGTTAGCCGATAATTACGGCTCAATAGATTTCTGGGAAGAACAGTCTATACCAGAGTTATTCTATTGGCTGAATTCAGCGCATAAACTACAGGAAAAACAAGAAAAAGAATGGCGGAGCAAAGAAAATTCAAAGCGTCAATCGAGATCGGCGGGAATGTAGATCAAAGCCTTAGAAATACATTCAAGCAAATCGCCCAATCGGTCAAGATTATAGAGACAGCTGTTGTCTCTACGAACAAACAGTTTAACTTTGTAAAAGAACAGTTTAGGTCCTTTAACAGAGACATTAAATCTGTTAATACCCATGTTGGTTCTGTAAACAAACAGTTTGGCTTTGTAAAAAGAAATATTGGTGCTGTAATCAAAAAGACTGGCTCTTTAAAAGGACAGTTTGGTTCCCTAGAGCACAAATCCGTTGGTTCAGTCAACAGGATAAGTCATTCATTCGATCGGTTAAGGCATTCTTCTAACCGAGCGGGGCACTCAATCCATACGGCCCTTTCACCTTTAAGAGGAGTCGGCTCTATCCTGGGAGGAGTTGGAGGAGGGATTGGCTCTATTGTTGGAGGGATCGGCTCTTTAACCGGAGTTTCCACATTACTAGCCGGTGGCTTCGCAGCATTCGAGGGAGCTAGGCTACTCAAATTCAGTTCCCATGTTTGGGCTGATCGAGAGTCATTGCAGAATCAGATGAAAACGATTCTTTCTGCTCAGGGAAAGGGCGGCCAGGCAGAATCGTTCTTCTCAATGATTAGAAATCTCAGTGGGAACGAAGCCCCTATTAGGTTCGAGCCGGCTATGCGAGCCGCCAACCAACTCCTGGCTGCTGATCCAGTAAAGTTCGGTTCAGTAAAGGCAATGGACTGGACGATGCATGCTCTAACGGATCTGTCCAGAGACGAGAATTCATTCAGGCTTGTTTCTCAGGCTTATTCGAAAATACAGGCTCTTCAGAAGGCCGATTGGCGGCATATCTTCGAGATTACAAATGACTCTGGTTTCTCGATTCTAGGCGCAATGGCTCAAATTGCGGGGATTAGCCCGGATCAATTGCAACATGCGATCGCGCATAACAAGATGCCGAAAAGGCAATCTCGTGCACTCCTAGATATGGCGATTCAAAAGTTGGTCGGTCCAGGTGGTCCAGCGTTCAAGCATGCCGAATCGCAAATGACGGGGTGGCTCGGAATACTGAAACAGACCGAAGAACGGTTCAGGGATCTCGGACAAGCTACAGGCGAACTCATAGCAACGATTACGGGGCCGTTTATACATGACTTGTATAGGGGAGTTACTCCGGATTCGTTGACTCATATTTTCGATCCGATCCTCCCGCAAGCTAGGGAGTTAGGGCAGAAACTTAAACAATTTTCAGGTGTTCTACCCGCTGCCGGTAGTGTGTTTAAAAGTCTATTCGGAGATATATCGGCTTTTGGAGGGGGGTCTTTAGCACTGTTAGCCAAGGAGGTAGGCAAAAAGGTTCAGGTATGCCAAGTCTTTCTTGGGAGACCTATGAGAAAAGATTGGCCGCTCAGTCTGGCAATTATCTCGACGAATTTGGTAACTTAAAGCTTCCTTTGGATTCTCCTATACCGGACTACAAGATAAACATGAGGCCTATGTTACCTGATGTTGCTAACACGAAGTTAGTGTTAAACGTTCCTAATGTGCGCCTTACTTTCTTTGATAACTTAAAAATCGGGCTTTTAGATTTCAGTGATGCCCTTAAAGATCTAAAACCAAGATTCGAATCTTTAGGAAATTCAGTCGGGAGGGTGATTGCTAACTTTGATAGACTAGGAAAAAATATAGGCAAATTTTTAGGATTTATTTCTGACCCATTCGGCATTGGGAAGTCATTGGAAGCTAGGGAAACGGAAAAAGATCAGTTCTTCGATAAAGACGCGGATTACTACGCCGAGGCTGATAAAAACGGATTGTCGGTATATGGATTCGAAAGAGACTTTTATGTAAGAAACCGTCGAAAAGGTTTATCCCAAGAAGATTCGATTAAGTACTTACATAAACCATTTCCTAAACGAGCAACCGGCGGTATCTTTAGCAAAGCGCACCTTGCGATGATAGGTGAAGCCGGCCCAGAAGCAATTATCCCGCTGAAAAGAAGCAAGCGAAGCTTAGGACTTCTAGACACAGCGGCAGGGGCGCTTGGTGTCGGTGCCACGTCGGGACCACAGACGATCCACAAGACATTTAGCCCATCGATCACAGTCAATGTGAATGGGTCGCCCACCGAAGGCGTTGGACAGTTGGTTGCTGAGGCAGTCCTTGAGGCATTACAAAAGGCCCAAGAAGAAGACTACCGCAGAGTTGCCGGATAAAATACTAGGAATTTTATTGCAAATTTTGGGGTATATAGTGGAATAGCCACGATGACCGACAAAAAAACTAATTCCTCCCGTGTTAGCTGGGGCATCCTAATCGGGACCACCATCCTCGCAATATGGATTATTTCGCATTCTGATGATACGAGAAATTTTATAAGCAATCACAAGGAAAACATGTTCCTCCTACTTGGAGCATGTGTCCCTTTATCTATTATACCAATATACTTACTTCCGTGGGTCGTCTCTGTATCTAACGGACATCCATCAAAGACCGGCATTTTCGTTCTAAATCTATTCTTAGGCTGGACTTTCGTAGGATGGGTCGTTGCTCTAGTCTGGGCGTTCACAAAGCCTCAAACGCCCCAGCAAGTTATCGTATATCAGAACACGCCATCCCACTCTGACCCAGGACAGTCAGGTTCTCTTGACATCAGTCATCATCCAGAGGGTCTTTCAGATGATCTACACAACAAAACAGGGTGATGAATGGGACCAAATTGCCTTTGATCAATTGGGTTCAGAACATCTAGTCGATCGACTCATTGCAGCCAATCCAGAGCATCAAGAAGTAGTGTTATTCGATGCGGGGGTTAAGCTGAAGATTCCAGATCCAGTGAAGAAACCATTGATCGTTGGGCCTGCCCCCTGGCGCAAAGTGACGAGAGGATCTTGATACACTTTTCTTGATACACTTTCTTAGGGAGAAGAAAAAATACTTGACTCTTATTCGTTGACATCTAGTTTTATTATACACTGTGACCGCTCCAATACTGCGGGTTCGGGGAGGGAAACCTCCCTGACACGGTGCCATTTTTACTCAATCATTCTGAGTCGGTTTGAGATAACATCCAAACTCACAGCCAAGCGCTCTCGCAGCTCTAACCATCGTGCGTAGTGTGAGGTTGTTGCTACCACCAAGCAGCCTGGTAATATATGCAGGGGAGACATCCATTTTCTCGGCTAGCTCTGCTTTGCTCATGTTTTGCTGTTCTAGCTGCTCTAGAACAGCCTCAGTGAATTCAATGATTGCCATTTCCTCCCAGAAACCAATGCTCTGTTTTTGTTGCTCAAAGATGGATTTGAAAGATTCGCTCATAACTAGGGTGCATTGACAAAATTAGATAGACTTAATCTGTTTTTGAGATGTGATTGCTTCCAAGAGAATTTCGGCCTTAGATGGCGGGAAGAATCCTCGTCCTACTTTGTTTTTCAGATAATTCGGGAATTTCTCTGGGAGATATACGGTCCGGAGCCATAGCCGGAACTCGCCCAATGCTGCATCAGGATATACCCACGCTTCTACAGGGTTGGAGGCAGATTGAGGAAAATAATCTGGGAAGTTGTGTGGGTGCTTTGTTCGTGGACTGAATTTCTCATTGTCATTGATTTCCTTCCAGAAGGTTCCCCACAGTTTACCGACACTCAGATCAGGCACAGTATGTTCATCGATCTGCATTCCTTGTTGGATTAGGAAGAAAACAAAATCCGCAAGTTCTTTAAAAATACTGAAAAATCCGAGAGGGATTTCATTGTAATTGAGCATCAGACGGTCATGAAATTTCTTCCATGGCTCAGGTACCAACTCCCTTGGATCATAACCAAGGCGGCCATAGACAAACGCTCGGAGCGAGGAACGCGCGATGAGGCGGTAGTTCTTCCGAGCGGTTTCTCTGACATTTAGGCCGGCCTCAAAAGCGTAGTATTCAAGAATCGCCATACACGCGAAGTCGGTGAAAGCATGTACCGGCTGATTATCGATATTGACCTTTATAGCTATGGGGTCTTTAAACCCCTGTTCTGCCAATATACTCGCGATCTTTTTGCCCCTAGGTCTAGATTTCTCGACTTCCCATTCGTTGGCCAGGTCGAGTAACAGATGGTGGTCGATTCCGCACATACGAGCTAAACCTCGCGCCGTTAGGTAGGGCGTTCCATCCTTCAGTATGCCCATCCCCACACCATCTATCTCACCTTCCTTCACGGGCCTCAGATCGAGATAAGTTTGGACTTGTGTGGGGGTGGGGACCAATTCGCTATTTTTATTCATAAGTACCTCAAGATCAACATATTTAGGTGGGGACCAATCCACCCTTAGAACAGAATAATAGACGCAACGCAAGCGGAAAATGAATCGACAGTTCCACTGATCCTGATTCGGCTCGTTTTGACATCAGTCATCATACTGATGACCCAAAATAGTCTGTCGCAGTTTGCAGGCGGATCGACGGTTCGCAGAACCAATGTGTCTTTGTCCATTGCTGGGACGGATGTTACGCAACACCTAGCCTCAGACCTAATCGGCTTCGAGCATTCTGACGACACCGAGAGAAACGCCGACACGATAACCATCAAGCTTTCGGATAATCAGCACAAATATCTGCTTGAATGGACGATCGATAAAGGCACAGAGATCGTAGCGAAAATCCAGACGTTCAATTGGTCTAAGCCAGGAGAAACCTTAGAGGTTGAGTGCGGATCGTTCTATGTTGACCGTATTGAATACGGGTCGAACCCAAGCATCGTAACAATCAAAGCCACTTCCCTTCTCAGGAAGTTTCAAAGGAGTAGTCAAAAACAAAGGCTGGGAGAACCAGACCCTTAAACAGATCGCAGAACAAATTGCAAAAGAATCGGGTCTAAAACTCGATTATCGGGCTAAGGATAACCCCCCAATGGCTCGGTGCGATCAGGATTATGAAAGTGATGGTCGATTATTGCTTAGGTTAACAACACAGGCTGGCCTTTGCGTTAAGGTACAGAATAAAACGATTATTATTTTCGATGAAGAAGAACTGGATAAACAGGAACCCTGGACCACTTTCACAAGAGGTGTAACCCCTATTAAGAGTTGGAGACTTGCCACATCTTCGAATCACACGGTTAGAGGGGTAAGATCGAGCTACATGAATCCTGATACAGGGAAGGTAACGAAGCATGATTTTGTTCCTCCCCATCCTCCTGAAGCGGTGACTGGTATTGATATGGACAATTTACGGCCACTGGATATTCCCCCTCATCTTGAGCTATGGATGACAGATAACTTTGCTCCTCAAGATCTGCCTCCTGGTTGGGATAAATACACTTGGGATTTCAAAGATTCAAAAGGCGAAGAGTCAGCCAAGAAGCGCGCAAAAAAACATTGTCGGAGACGAAACAGAGCTGAATGGGAAATTGACATTACTCTTCCTGGATCGGTGATGTGGGCAGCGGGAACAGTAGTCAAATTTGATGAAACCTGGGGCCCTAAATTCGGTGACTCTAATTATTTAATCCGAAGAGTGGTTCATAAAGTTGATAGGTCGAGCGGATACGAATGTAACTTGTCTCTGCGTAAAGTACTGAAAGGTTACTGATGTTTTTTCACGATGTCTATCCAGAGAATCCCAGGTATGACGGGCTTATAACAATTGGGGTCGTCTCAGAACGCACGAACGATGGGGTACGTGGACCTTTAGTCCGAGTAACTTGGCCCGAGACCGGCAAGACGAGTGCTCTATTTCCGGTGGCCCAGTCAGGCACTATCGGCATGCGTATTTTCCGTTGTCCTCGACTGGGTGAAGAAGTAGCAGTCGTTCGACTAGCCAACGGGCCGGAGCAAGGCCTTGTTATTGGATCGGTCTACAATCTGCGTGTTCATTCACCAAAACTGGATAACCTTGACAGTCTGTACATTGAATTTGATGATGGTACAGATATCACATTTGACCCCTCCAACAGTACATTCACGTTCGATTCCAAAGGTCCAATCAACCTCAAAACAAAAGGTCCTATTAAACTAGGGAGCGAAGATAACGTTGAGGTAGATACACAAGCTAACCTCAACGCAAAAGCCTCAGGGAAAGCGACTGTAGAGGCTCCTAGTGTCGAATTAAAAGGCAATGTTAAGGTTACTGGGAATCTAACTGTTGAAGGTGCTTTAATATCTGAAGGAGCACAGTTTAACAAGGATATCTCCGTTAAAGGCAACGGTACAGCCTCAGGATTATGGATTGATTCTACAGGAGCGGGTGTTGGCTCATAGTTGACATTCTCCTATAGGGGTGATCGTCGGACTGTATGGAGAGATTGTCTTTGGAATTGCGGCTGGCCAAGGTTTCTTAATCGAGGAACTCAAGGAATCTTCTAGAGCTAAATTTGTCGAGCACAATATATTGAATTCTAAGCCTATCACAGAGTTCGTGGGCTTGGAGAACGACAATGTGTCGCTCAGTATGAATTTCATTGCGGGCTACACTACGCCTCCAATCGTGGCTATTCCCCTGCTACAAGGTTTGCTGAGACGGCCTAAGGCTTACCCTCTCCTAGTTGGCAAACGTGTTATAGGCAGTCTCTCTTCTCAGTTTGTTCTAACTGAGATAACATGCACCTACAAATACCTTACCGGTGATGGGACACTGATGGCAGCAGACATTGATGTTAGTCTGAAGGAGTATAAGCCCATAACAAAATGAACATCGATTGGCACATCACAGCAATTAACCAAGGAGAGTTGATGGAAGAAGATGTTGATTTTGGCGCGACTGGCTTAGCTGAAATTTTGCAGAATGTTAGGACAATCCTCATGACCCCCAAGGGCAGTCAGCAGATGGATCGGAGTTTTGGCATGGATATGTCCTACATCGATATGCCTATGAATCTTGTCATTAACCAGCTCATCTCAGCTGCAATGGTTGCTCTGACTGAATTCGAGCCGCGTGTTCAACTGGTCGATCTGGCGTTTGACACGTCGGATTCTATAGACGGTCATTTGGGTGTGGCCGTTAAAATCAACATTTTACCTGACTCCTGATGGCTTCACATTTCGATAGTTTTCCTGACATTGATTTCGTCGAGACAGATCCTAGAGCTATTGAGGCAGGGATCATCTCTGGGTTCGAGGAAGCTGCACGCGAGGCCGGTCAGCCGGTGTCTCTAGCGAGTGGAGACCCACGGAGGTTGTTTCTGTTGTCTCTCGCAGCTAGGATGATTCAGGAGCGAGTGATCC